AGTCCGTCTCGTGGGCTCGGAGATGTGTATAAGAGACAGGGAGTTCTCAACGCACGACCCGCATTTGGGTGTGCTGATCCGCGCCGCGCACGGGGTGCGGGCGGTGGGATTGGGGGTGGGGTGGTTAGGTGGTGATCCCCAGCTGCTCTCTCTGGCGTTTGGTGAGTCGTCGTCGGGGCGTCGGTCGCACGCCGGGGGAGAGGAACTTGTGGACCGCGGACTCGGGTACGCGCCATGCCCTGCCGAGCTTGACCGCGGGCAGCTGGCCGGTGGCGCATCGGCGGCGAGTGGTGTCCTCCGACTCAGTCGTGATCGCGGCGACCTCGGGGACGGTGAGGTAGCGCTCCGTGGTCATGCCGAGCACCTCCCGCACCCGTCGGCGAGATCCCGAGACCCCGCCGATACGGCTCGGGCGATTGCCCCCGCCAGATAATCGAGGTCGTCCCGGTCGATCCGGGAGGCGTGAGCCAAGGACTCAAGGACCGACTCAGGGATCGTCATCTGCTTGTCGGCGTACTCGATCGTCACCGCGTGGCCATACTCAGGGTGGTCACCGCGGTAGGTGAGGCTGATCATCTCGTTCTCCTACTTCGGTTCCGGGAACTTGTCGCCAGACTTGAACGTGTACTTGTAGCTCGGGCTGAGCTGCACGTCGGCGCGGTAGTGGTTCCACGCCTTGATGACCCAGGCGAGATAGGCGGTCTCGGGGACTCGCTCGGCACGCGCGTTGTAGCGCATGATCTGTTCGCGCAGGATGTAGATCGGGTCGGTGTCAGCGAGGCCGACGCCGGTGTGCAGGGACTCCCAGAACTGTTGGCAGTCGGATTCGTCGATGTTCCAGAACAGCCACCAGGTCAGGCCGGTAAGTGATGGGCTGGTCAGTGCGCGCTTCCGCATTTCGGATGCCGCGTTGATCGCGATCGCGACCGTGTGATCCCTGCGGAACAACTCCAGCGACTCACTCTTGGTCGGCTGGTAGCTGCTGCCGGAGTTGGTCTTCTCGCCATTGATCCACAGGACCACTCGCCGCACGATCGCGGCGGCGTGGTTGGGGTTCTGGATTCCGTGGAAGTTGAACGTGTCTCCGAGGGTGCGCTTGGCGAGATCGTCCATGGTGTCCTGCGCTGCGTGCGGGAGGCCGCGGACGACGAGGCACATCGTCGTGACTCCGGACTGGACGATTGCGGACAGGCGGTGCTGGCCGTTGAGCAGGGTGCCGTCGGCGGCGAACGAGATCGCGTCTCCGTTCTCGGCCCAGGCTCCGCTCTCCATGTCTCGGGCGTACTTGTCGATCACGGCTCGGCGTGCCCGGCGGTTGTCGGTGTTGCGGGCGAGCATGTCCTTGGCCTCGGCCGGAGTGATTTCTTCCAGGCTGTACGTGACGCCGGACGGCGACCTCATGAATCCGTACTGCGACTCGTAGCTGCGGTGTGCGATACTGGTGACTGACATTTAGTTCTCCTCTGGGAGTTCTTGGAGGGCGGCTGCTACCGCCTTCTGGACAAGGAGCAGTTCGTTCCGGATGGTTCCGGCGATCTGCTCCTTGTTGCTTTTGAAGCGGTCATCTTCGATGACGCGCGTGAGGGATTCCGACTTCTTGCGGAGGTCGTAGGCGACCCGCCATGCCGTGTCTGGCAGCGGGGTGCGGCGGGGCTTCTTGGGCTCCGGCTTCGGGTAGGTCTTGCCGTCGATGCCGGTCACCGCCGTCGTACGATTGTGAGCCTCTTCACAAACGTACGATTTCTGGCTGGGCTCAACATCCACACCAGCCGCCGGGGTGGGGGTCTGTGCTGGGACGCGCGTCCCAGGTGTCTCATATGAGACACCTGCGTCGCGATGAACGGTGTCCTTGCTGACCCCGACCACCGGTGCGATTGCCCGGGTCGACAACCCGGCCTCGGTCAGCTCGTGCACGACGGCTCGCCGTACAGCGAGATCGAGCCGTTGCAGCGCACCGCCGAAACGGTCCTGCACGTAATCGCCGGGGGACCGATAGCCGAGGGCGAGGTCGTCGCGCTTCTCGATTGCCTCTCGGATCATGGGCATGACCGTGACGTAGTTGTCAGCGATGGTGTCGAGGCGAAGGCGGATGCGCTCCGCTCGACGTTCGGCGGCGGCACGGTCGAACTCCACGATCTCGCCGGTGGTGATGTCGACGGCGGTCACGCGGTCCTCCTGAGTGCAACCCTGGGTCGCCCAGTGGGCGACTTCTGGTCAACGAAAAGCGTTCCGGGTAAGAGGTTAAGCGCCTCCTCGATGCGCTCGGCGATCGCCGGGGTGCAGGTCGTCCGATCCTCGGTGAGGAGCATGTGAATGAACTGTCGGGAGCAGCCTGCGTAACGAGCAAGCCGCGCCTGCGTGAAGTCGCGGTCGCGCATGTACTCCGCGAGTAGGTCGGGTCTAGTGAGTTTCATCCAGCGTCCTCGTGCTCGCTTGCGTCTGGTCTGAGCCTTCATCTTGCGCCCCTCCTTTCTGGTTGTCAAGCACTGTGCGATTTACAGTAATGCGCTGCTTGACTTCGTGTCAACTACTTCCACCAATGTCATTTCGCAGTTCGCCCCCAGGGTCTGCCCGGGTCCCACGGGTTCTTGGTTGACAGAAGTGCGGCAGTATAGGTCAAGCACCAGTTGACAGAAGCGCAACGGGAGAGTTGCCGCAGCTCCGGCGCGGCGGATTAGGTGAGGTCATGCCACATGCCTACAGGGCGCTCGTCGAGCGAGAGATGCAGCGACTCGGGTGGAACCAAGCCCAGGTCGCGGCTGCATCTGGCCTATCTAAGCAGGTGGTAAACCGGATCGTCCGCGATGGCCGCGAGCGACTGAGCCAGAGGCCGAGCTATGGGTCGACGAAGACCTCGTGCGCGTCAGGCTGGACCACCTGCACCCGGCCGAGCAGGCGTACCTGCGGCAGCGGCTAGAGCACCTTGGCTGACTGACTCCTGCACGCTCAGGGCGGCCTCGGCGGCCTTCTGGAGCGCCTCACGCATCGCCGGCTGAAGGTGTCCGTAGATCTTCCGCGTCGTCATGATCGACTCGTGCCCGAGCTGGTCCTGGATCGCCTCAAGCCCGATCCCCATCTCCAGCAGCCACGAGGCATGCGTGTGCCGCAGGTCGTGGATGCGTGGCGCGGGGGAGAGGTCGGCCTTGGCGACGGCCTTCTTCCAGACGAGGCGATGGAACGTCGCGTGCCGTACCGGCTTGCCGGTGGCCGAGGTGAACACGTACTCGTCGGCGCGCTTGCCCTCGACCAGCGGCCGGATCGCTTCGCGCACCTGGGACGGGACGATCACGGTTCGCCGCGACTTCTTCGTCTTGGGTACGCCGTCGACGTGGCCCTCGCCGGGAATCCATTTCGTCGCCCGGATGATCTTGATGGTGCCCAGCCCGTCGAGGTCCACCTCTCCGGCCCGAAGCGCCGTGGCCTCGGACCATCGCATGCCAGTGCCGACCAGCGCGAGAACAAGCGGTTTGTAGTGATCCGAGATCGCCGCGTAGAGCCGGTCGAACTCGGCGTGAGTCAGGAACCGCTCACCAGTGGACTCGACTTCGTGAGTGCGGGGGAGGCGCATGCCGATGCACGGGTTGGACTCCACGATGCGACGGGAGACCGCATCATTGAAGGCGGCCGAGAGGATGCCGTGGACGTTGGCGATGCTCTTGGCTGACAGTGCCGGGCGATCGCTGGTGCCGCGCGCCAGGGCGTTGATGAGCCGGGCGATGTGGGTCCGGTCGATGGCGCCGAGCGGCAGCTTGCCGAGCGTCGGGCCGATATGGCGGTCGTAGATCCGCCGGTAGTCGATGATGGTCCGCTCCTCGACGCCGGTTCGCGTGGCGACGAACTCGGCGAACTGCTTGTCGAGAGTGACTGCCTCCTGAGCCCTGGCCTCTCCGGCCTTGTCCTCGTAGCGCAATGCGGCATGGACGCCGCCGAGATCGTCGCAGAGCTGGGCGAACGATCTCGCGGCCTCCTCGCTTTCGTAGGTGCGCGAGGAGTACGAACCATTGAGCCTGAACCGGACTTGCCAGCGCAGCTCTCCGGTCTTGGTCTGGCGGAGGGTGATGGAGGGCATCAGGCTGTCCTGGTGGTGGGCGGTGCGGTGATCATTAACCAAGCATATGAACTTGATGTGTACACCGCACCGCCGATGCCAGTTTTTTCCTGGCATTCCAAGGGTGGCTGACGGGACTTGAACTTGTGATAACTTACCTGCGGCGCGAGTAAGATGCTGCAATTCCAGTCGAAATGTAAGGGTACTCATTGCGCATCGCGGCCACTTTGGGGTACATCCGGGTACGCCGTACACGATCGATCGCGGTCCGCGGTGCTGCATAATGGAGTCGTAGGTAGTGGGTGGCTGTCCTTGCTGTGGTAAGCGGATGCACCAACGCTCAAAGACCCCCGGCGAACTCCGCCGGGGGTCTTTTGTCACACCCTCCCACCAGACTGTCCCCATGACCGATCTCGACCGCGCCATCCTGGAGTTCGAGCGCGCCTACCCGACCTGGCTGCATCAGGGTGCCCGTGAGGCTGAGGTCCGCGAGCGGTTCGGCCTCAGCCCGACGGCCTACCATCAACGTCTCGTGGCGTTGCTGCGTGATCCGGAGGCTGAGGCTGCCGAGCCGGCGACGGTGCGCAGGTTGCGGCGGGTGGTCGAGGGCCGGTTGGCTCGGCGGCGGGGGCTTAGCCTTCGATGCGTCGGACGCTGAGCAGCTGCCACCCGGCCGGTAGCTGGCTCCGGAGGGCTTCCATGGCTGCGTCGTAGCTGTCGGCGGTGGCGGCGATCTCGTTGGTGGGCAAGCCTGCGTGGTCGCGGGTGCCGGGTTCGGGGGCTTGTCTGGTCCAGGCAGTGAGGGTGACGGTCACGGGCTGAAGCTACTCCTTCGGGGTCACGCGCCGGACATCGGATGCGTCGACCCACACGCCGGGGACCTGGAGCCGTTTGTCGTAGACGAGGACGAACACGTGTCTGCCGTGCCAGCGGGTGGCGTTGCCGGTGAGCCAGACCTCGCCGTCGTCCTCGAACTCGACGCGGACGTGGGCGGGGATCGGTGGCCGGTCGGGGATGCCGATGGCGTGGTAGCGGCCGTCCGGGTGGCGGAGCGGCCAGGCCATGTTGAGGACTTTCTGGATGGCGTCCCAATCGGGTGGGTCGGGCGCGCTGTGGTGGCTGGCGAGTACGGCGTCCATCATTTCGGCTGCGGTGGCCTGGCGTCCCTCGGTGGTCATGGACGCGAGTGTATCGAACGGGTGTTCGATAGTGGAAGTTTCTTCCCGATGTGGTTGTGCACTAGTGCACCAGTACTGTATACTAGTACACAACAAGGCAGAGGGAAGGAAGCCACCGAGATGTACGTCAGGATTCAGAACGCCAGCCGCAACGCCGCCGACCTGCTGGTCGCCGAGAACCAGTTCTCGCACAACTACGGCAGCGACAGCATCAAGGCCGGCGTCAGCGTCATGGACGACATCGAGGCCCTCGCCGAGTACATCGCGCAGACCGGCATCGAGATCGACCCACACGACTCGGTGATCGTCGAGCTGCGCGGCTACCGCTCCGATGACGACGCCGACGACGCGCACCTGGGCGAGAAGCTGATCCACCCCACCGAGATCCTGTCCGTCGAGCCCGCCAGCGACGAGTTTTTCGCCATGGTCAACGAGGCCATGGACCGGATCTACGGCTGACCACCATCACACTCGACAGGAGACACCCCCATGGACATCACCGCCTACCTGGGCGATTTCGCCGACGACCTGACCGACGAGCAGAAGGACACCCTCGCGGGTGTGTTCGATGTGATCGCCGCGAAATACTCGGGCGAGGACGACGAGCTAGAGCGCCAGGAGGCCACGAGCGCGGCGGCGCAGATCGCATTCGGCGACGCTACCGCGACCGAGTTCGCTGAGGCGTGGCGGCGGGCGAAAGCGGCTGAGCGGGTGGCGATGGCCGAGTTGACCGGCGCGATCATCGCCACCGTAGCGCCGCACGGCGACTGGTCCGAGAACGAAGCCGCGGCCGAGCTGGGACTGAACCGGAGGACGATCCGCCGGGCGCTGGGCAAATGACCGCCGGGGCCGTGTGCGCGGTCGACGGCTGCGACCGTCGCGCCGTGGCGCGCGGCTGGTGCCGGATGCACTATGCCAGGTGGCGCAGGCATGGCGACCCGCTGACGACGCTCCAGTCCCAGGGTCGGGAGCGGACGGCCTGCTCGGTGTCCGGGTGCGGTCGCCTGGCGGTAGCGCGGGGATGGTGCGAGAAGCATTATTGGCGCTGGTACCGCACCGGAGACCCGCTCAGATCGTCGCCAGCGGCTGCCGAGAAGCCGCCACCGCAGCCGGTGGCTACCTGCCCGGTCACCGGCTGCGGTCGCCCGGTGCTGGCGCTCGGGCTGTGCTCGATGCACTACAAGCGCCAGCGGGCGGGAAAGCCACTCGCCACGCCGGCCAAGGGCGACCTGTCCGGGTATGGCCGGTACGGGGTCATGGACCGCGACGAGGACAGTGTGCTGTGCCACGAGTGCGGCGAGCGTTTCGAGTCGGTCGGTGCGCACCTGAAATCCGCTCACGGCATGACGGCTCGGGAGTACCGCGACCGGCACGGCATTCCCCGCACTACGCCGCTGGTGTGCGAGCGGATATCGAGGACGCATGCGGAGCGTGCACGCGGGCAGGTCGGTAGCGCGGGATGGGCGAGACTGGAGGCGGCGCGAGACCCGGCCGCAGCATCGGCGGCGCGGGATGAGGAGGCGTTCGCCCGGGTGTCCAGGTCGAGGCGTCTCGACCCCGACCGGGCCAGGGAGACCGGTCGGGGCACGGCGCTGCCGCACATGGTGTACGAGTGTCCCGTCTGCCAGGCGCGATGGTGCCCGCTGCCGGGGACGAACGGCGTCGGGTACAAGCGGATCACGTGCGGGCGCGAGGCGTGCCGGGTCGGGCTGCTGTCGCGGATCGCCGATCGAGGGAGCAGGCATCCTGAGCGGGATGCGGAGATCGTGGCCATGAGCGAGGCGGGCATGGACGCGGCCCGGATCGGCGAGGTCGTGGGACTGACGCGCGTGAGGGTCGGTCAGATCATCCGGCGGCATCGGCGCATCGTGGAGTAGGCGAGAGGGTCCCCCCACCCTGGGGTTGTGCACTAGTGCACCAGTGCTGTATACTAGTACACAACAAGGCAGAGGGAAGGGAACCGAAATGAACACCACCGCCAACCAGGCCATCGAGAAGATCAACACCAAGATCGCCAAGCGCGACGAGCGCGGCGACACGACCTACCGTGAGGGCCTGGTCGCCCTGGCCGGATTCCTCGCCGCCAACCCGGATCGCACCCCGCAGCCGGTGTCCGCGAGCTTCGGTGAGCAGATCGACGGCATGGACCTGCGCAACGCGGTCGTCGAGGCCCACCGCGAGGGCATCATCGCCGCTGACGAGACCAACGCGATGATCTCCGCGATCTCGGCCACCCTGCCGAGGCTCAACCTCTGAGACAAGCCTCCCCGCGCTAGCGGGGTAAACACGAAATCGCCCCCACCAGCCGTGATGGCCAGTGGGGGCGATTCTTGTTCTTGGTCGGCTACGTCACTCTAGCCGATGCGGACGATGCTGTCGGCGCCTGACGATGCCGGTGCAGACGATCCCGACGAGCGAGGTCACCATCGCGAGCACGGCGGCCCAGAGCATGATGACCGCAGTCGCGAGCCACCAGTCCCCGGGCATGTCAGTAGTCCTCGGTCTCGGCGACGCGGCGGCCCTCGTACTCGGGCTCGTCATCGAGCGCGGTGTGGTCGCCGTCGGTCTCGTAGTCGAGCGTGTCGGAGAGGTCGCCCTCGGTGGTCACGGCATCGACGTGATCGGTCGGCTCGACGGCGGGGATCGCCGGGGAGCGGTCGACGTTCTGGCTCGCGGTCAGGCCGAACGCTCCGGCGAGGTAGCCGTAGACGGCGAACGCGATGATCAACCATTGCGGCTGGTCGTAGTCGGCGGCGAGGTAGGCGGTCTGGATCGCGCCGAGCCCGAAGCCCGCCACCAGGATGGCCAGGTAGGCGGCGTCGCGGACGCCTGCAGGGATGCGCTGGAGTAGGGCTGCGTTCATCACTTGACTCCGATCTTGCGGGCGGCATTGCGGATGAGGCGGAAGCCGGGGCCGTCGTGGTGGCTGCCGGCGCGGCCGGGCCTGAGGTCCATGAGCGCCTCATAGCTCCGCTCGGTCATGGTGCGGAGCTTCCCGGACGGGGACCAGGAGCGGTGCAGGTCGTTGACCCTGCTCGCGGATCGCCGCCTCACGGGCCTTGCGTTCGTCGGCCAGTCCGGCAGCGAGCGCCTCGATCCGCTCCCGGACGCCCTCCTGGTCGGACTCGTACTCCTCGCGGCCCACCATGTCGCGGGTGATCTGGTCGAGCCGGGAGTCGATGCGCAGGGTGAGGCGGTAGACCTCGCCGATGGTGACCTCGGTGGCGCGGTGCGGCTCGGTCACCTCATCCCCCCGGCAGCGTCTCGGGCCACGGGTCGCCAGTCGGCCAGGAGGTGCTGATCCAGATCACGGCAGGCGCGGTGATCCAGGTGGTCGATACGAGGGTGGCCAGCGACATCACGGTGACCGTGCCGGTCCCGGTGGGCGCGGACCCCGACTCGGCCGTCGCTACGACAGTGGGGCTCGGGGCCATGCTCATGAATCCCGTGGGGAAACCCGAGAAAAGCGGAGAGTTCGCCGTCGCGTCCTTGGTGAATCCGCCTACCAGATGGACGGTATTGCCGCTGCGCATGATGCGCAGCCCAAAATTATTGGCCTCATATCCGGCGGCGAGCATCGAGGACACATCCAGCCAGCCAGTACTCCTGGGCTCACGCAGCTCGTTGGTGCGAGCCGTCAGCTCGGCGATGTGGTCATTGCGCAGCTGCCCCCACTCGTCCGGGTTGTTCGGGTCGGTGCTGGTGGGGATGGGTGTCGGGTCAACCCATGTCGCCATGATGCTCACCCCTTCTGCGGATGATGCGCCGGCAGGCGGCGCCGACCGCGTACACGGCGAGCGCCCACACGGCGGCCCAGCAGATGACCGCTGCTGTCGCGGCGTACCAGTCGGTGGGCATGGTCAGTCACCGACCTCGGCGTCAGCGTCCTCGTCGGTGGTGAGCAGGTCCTCGTCGCCGGGAGCGATATGCTCTACGACCTCCGGGTCATCCTCGATCTCGCCGGAGTCGTCGGCCACATGGTCGCCGCGACCCGGATACGACGGCGCGGCCTTGACGCCGAGGAGGACCCCGACGACCGGCCACCGCGCCTCAGCGAGCCGCACCACACCCTGATACAGGGACACCGCGACAGCCCCGACGGCGAGGATCAACGCCGTCTGATACTCCGCGTCGACCTCGACGCCGCGAGTGCCGATGAAAGCGAAAGCCGCGCCGAGCAGCGCGGCGACGGTGGTGCGAATCCAGCTAATGAGTACATCATGCATGGGTGCCTCCTCAGGCCTTGCCGAAAATAGACCGCGTCTTGACGCGGGTGATGGTGATGTCGCGGTGCGGGGCGTACACCTGCACGCGCAGGCGGCGGCCCTTGCGGCATCGGCCGATCAGGGTCGCGGTCGCGAAGGCCGCCACGCCCTTGGTGAAGATCACGTCTTGCCAGTCGGCGTCGTCAGCGACGATGATGCGGCCCTGCTTGTCGACGTGCACGAACCGGATCTGTGCCCGCTCACCCGGCTTGAGGCCGGTGATACGGACGCCGACCGTGGAATTGTGGTGTACGTCGGACGCGTTCGGGACGAGGATGCTGGACGGCGTGCCCGCGCTGTACTTGTTCTCCAACGGGATCACCTTCCGCTCACCCTTCCTGACGACGATGGGCTTGGTGCGGGTGAGGACGCGCTCTGAGGTCATGCCGAGGACTCCTGTCCGTGTTGGTGACGGGCCGGCCGCGCCGACTCCGGGGTTGAGGGTGTAGCCGTTGCCCTCGACGAGGACATAGCCGAGGAAGCGGTGCGATCTGGCCCACCAGCCGCGAATCGGTCGCTGGCCGATGACGCCTCCGGCTGATGCGTCAGTGGTGACCATCTGCCCGCCGCCGACAGAGACAGCCGCATGGCCGTAGCCACGGCTGCCGCCGGACCAGTAGAGCGCGACGCCGGCAGGGATCTTCGAGTAGTCGCTGATCTGGCTGGCGTGGACGACCTTCCCCCGCGCTACGGCTTTCCGCCACCCGTCTACCGCATCGGCGTCACCGTCGCCGTCGTAGTCGCCGACCGCGCCGGTGCCGAACATCGTCACGGTGAACGCCTGGCACATGCCGGAGAAGGCGCGTCGGCCGATGTGCGACTTGGCGCGGGCTACGGCCTTCGCGCCCGGATATGGGGCGGGTCTCATGGTGCCTCCTGGTGGAATGCGAAAGCCCCGCACACTGGCGGGGCTCCGGGGATGGTTCGGACTAGAGGTTTCTTAAATGGTCATCAAGATCGCCACGGAGGCGACGCTGGTCGTCACGCACGCCGGAAACGTCCTCACGCAGCGAAGCCACATCTCTGTGCAGTCCCCGTTGCTCCGAGCGCACCGTACCCAGGTCACGACGCACCGTCCCGAACGCGACCGACGCCTCCGACCGCATCCGGGAGAGCGCATCAGCCAGGCAGTCGATGTCGTCACGCAGATTCGTCGCGTGCGCGTTCACAACCTGCTCGCGAGCGGCTTTCGCGTCATCCCCGGCCGCTTTCACCCGCCGGTGCAACACCCACCCGACCACGACCGTGATCGACGGCGAAAGCGCAGCGAGCACCGCCGACGCCAAATCAGACATCAGAAAGGATGCTCGTACTTGCAGACCCAACGGGACCTGTGCAAGCTCCCGCCGAGCTCTCGGGTGCCGGCCCAATCCGCCCAGAGTCTGAGCGAAAGCGTGTCCCCGGCCTGCATCGGCACGTGATCGGTAACCATGCCGGTGACTTGTCGGCCCGACGTGGGGACAGTAGTCATCATCAAATCCTTGCCGTTTTTCCGCAGGGCGACCACAAAACGGCCTGCGCCGGTCACCCTTGAGGCGAAAAGCGATACGTGTACGTAGTAGACGCCGGGCCGGGTGACCTGCAAGACCCCGGCGGAGTAGGTGATCCCGGACTGGTCGCCGCCATCGAGGCCTGGGAGTGAAGCCCAGAGGCCTCCCATGTTGTACCAGGTCGAGGCGGGCAGGTTGATGGGGTCAGGGCGGTACAGGGCGCGCATCGGGGGGTTGACGAGCGTCGAATTCTCGATGTCTCCCGCTAGGACGCCGAGATCCTTCGGCACCTCCGGACGGTCACCGGGGCTCGGGTATCGGAGTCCGAGCTTGGGGGTCTGGGGCATTAGACGGCCTCCTCCTGTAGTGGGATATCGCTCATCGAGCGGGCCACGAAACTGGTCGCGTTGGTCATGCAGTCGTGGGTGACCTTCTCCACCAAAAACAAGCCATCGGATCGATCCGGGGCGACGATGGTCACCGTGTCCCCAACCTCTAAATGCGGGTACCCCCACGTGGACACCGCGACCCGCGTGGGCTCCTGTGTGACCCGCCAGAGCATCTCGGCGGCGACACGCCTCGCGTCCACCGGCTGAGAGATCGTCGGGCTGGAATAGAAATATGGTCGCAGGCCGATATTGGACGGGTGCCTCGGATGGTCAGGGTTGCCGATCCGCATCGTCTGCGGCGAGAATAGCGGGTCTCCGCCATCGGGTGGCGCGCTGCTCACCTGGACGGCGTTGTAGAGCCGCTCGTACAGGGCCTCGTCGGACAGCCACGCCATGTCGGCGCCGTCACGATCGGTGAACGTCGCCACGCTGCCGCCGATCACCGGCAGCGCGACCGCCTCGAACGCACCGGTCGCGGTGAATCCGCACTCCAGCTCGCCGTCCCTGGCCAGGTCGGCGATGGCCTGCGCCCGGTCCCGGTCGAACGCGGTCGCAGTGGTAACTGTGCCGCCGTCGTTGGTGCCGTCCACGATGACCGCGTCGGGGATCGCGCCGAACACCATGTTGATGGTCGCCGTGCGGCGGTTCGTACCCGCGTTGACGGTTTCCGGCAGCAGGAAGCGGCACTCTTCGAGCCGCCCCCATCTGTCCTGCAGGTCGACGCCGATCTCCCCGCCCCACGTGCGATTCGGGCGCTTGGCGACCTCGTAGACGCCCATCGGGATCAGCTCGCTGTCGCGACGCCCGTACCGGTAGCCGTGCTCGACGGCGACGAGGGTCCCCGGCGTGCGCAGAACCTCATAGGCATCCTGGGAGTAGGTGGCGGTGATATTCGCCTCCCACCGCACGCCAGGACCGGACTGTTTCGTCACCTGGCAAGCAGTCGGCTCGATCTCGACCGCCGTACCTCCTGGCGGGGTCGCGACGATCGTCGTCTGCAACCTTCCGCCGCGCCGCGACGTCTCGGTGAACCGGGAGGTCACGACCTGCATTACCAGCCACCGACCCCGAGCTCGGCATACGACTCGTACTCGACCACCAGATCGGCGTAGGTCTCGAACGCATCAGCCACGTCGGCATACGTCCACGGCATCGCAGCCACCAGCGGAGGCGCGATCGTCGGCGTCATGCCGAGCGTCACCCGCCGCTCGTGATACCGCAGCACGTCCGTCGCGCGCTCAGCCGACGTGTCACCGATCTGATACCAGTCATCGGGCAGATCCAGACGCCACGACGGCGGAATGCGCAGCAGCATCGGCGACTGACCCCGCAGCGCCGCATCCAACGCATCCAGCGAGTCCGCGGTCGGAGCGAACAGCGTCATCTCCCACTCGGAGATCTGCCGCGGACCATGCCGGAAGAACACTGCCCGCGAACGACCCGGGGGATCGAATCGGGACATGCGCGCCGGGCGCGAGAACGTCTTCGCACTCGTACCCTGGAGGTTCAGCGCATCGTCGCGCCACCGGTAGGCGTCGATGCACACCGACATCGACACCACCGGATGCACCAGCCACGCACACGGAGAATCCAGAGTGGTCATCGCGGTCATCGAGAACGGGGCCTCGACCGGCGCATCCAGCGCGACACCCTCGACCTCGTAGGTCAGCGGCACTCCATACGGAGCCTCGTAATCGAACGTCACCAGACGCCGACCACCCACCGGGACCTCGGCGCGGATCGGCTGACCATCACGAGTGATCGTCATCTCGCGGATCGTCACATCATCCGACCCCGTATCCACATACAGCCGGACACGAGGCGGCGACGAATCCGGCTCAGGGATCGCACGGAACACGAACCCGGCCTCAGCAGCAGCGCCATACTGACCCGTGCCGTAAGTGCCGGTCCCGTAGGTCATCGCTGCGCTCCGATCAGTCCAGGCCGCGCACGCCGCTTCGCGTCGTACTCGCGCTCGTCATCCAGCCCACGCGCCACCGCACCAGCACCAGCCAGCACCTCGCGGCCGATCTGATACGCCAGATAGTCCAGGTCGTCACGTGAGATCTTCGCCGGACCATCGGCACCGAAATCACGAGCCATCGCGGACTCGAAAGCCCTCGTCTGGCGGGGGGAGAGGACACGCTCGGGGGCCGTCACGTTCTTGGCCATGAAGCCCCGGCCGTGGTTGAGGCCGCCGTCGTCGTTCCAGTTCTTCGGGTTGAGTCGCCCCATGCCGAGGAAGCCAGTGTTGTGCTTGTTGACCTCGATAGCCGAGGACGCCACGTCCTTGAACTTGTCCTTGACGTAGCTCCAGATCTTCCCGGCCAGGTCGCCGGCCATTGCTGCGATGCGGCCACCCGAGAAGATGCCCTCGGTGCCGGCGAGCTTGTCCTTCAGCTTGCCGATGAATCCGGAGAAGCTGAACTTCGACTTGATGACATCCCAGGCACTCTCGTCATCCCCGCCACCACCGCCGCGGAACAGGCCGCCGAGATACGGGCCACCCATCAGCTCCAGGTGCAGGTGCGGGCCGGTCGAATTGCCGGTCGAGCCGACGTACCCGATCGTCTGGCCCTGCTTCACCTGGTCGCCGACGCCGAACGCGCCGAAGCTGCTGAGGTGCGCGTACAGCGAGCTCGTGCCGTCCGTGTGGTTCATCCGGACGTGCTTGCCATAGGACGTGGTCAGCGACCTGATCAGCGCGATCATGCCGTCCTTCCACGCCCGCACAGGCGTGCCGATCGGGTTGGGGAAATCGCCCGCATAAGACGCCCACGGATACTGGGCCTTCGAGTGCGGATTGCCTCGGCCGGGGACGACCGCGCCGCCCTTGGCGAATCCAGGCACGTGGAACTGTCCCGCTCGTGCCGCGGCTCGCATCGCGTCGACCCGAGCGTGGCCGCCGAGCGCCCTCACGTCGGCCGCTGTCAGGACATGCTCACCACGGGATAGCCGAGCAAGGATCGAGTCCGATGTACTCGTGCCACGGCCATACACCGGCCCACCAGTCGCAAACCCTGGGATCGTCGGGATCTCAAACTTCTTCGGCAGCAGCTTGTTGATGCCGCCGATGAGCTTGTCATTGACGAACTCGATCGCGACGCGGATCGGTTCCTTGACGAGTTCCTTGAGTTTATCCCAGGCTGTGCCGATGGCGTCCTTGGCCGCACCGAACGCGGTCCCGACGGCCTCGACACCCTTCTTCATCGCGTCGAACGCTGGCTTGATGATGCCGTTCCAGACCGAACGGATTCGATCGCCGATGAAGCCGAACACGGGCTGCACGATGTTCGTCCACAGCCAGCGAATCACCGGGAACAGAACATTGTTGAGGTAGCTCCACCAGGCCTGGAGGGTTGGGCGGATTACGCCGTTCCAGACGGTCCGGATCAGCGTGCCGATGAAGCTGAAGACCGGAGAGACGACGTTCGCCCACAGGAACCGGATCGCCGGGAACAGGATGTTGGTCAGGTACGACCACCAGGCCTTGAGCACGGGCCAGATGACCGAGGTCCACACGGTCTTCACGACGGTGCCGATGGCAGTGAAGATCGGGGCGATGACGGTGCTGTAAAAGCTCTGGATCGCCGGCCACAGGGTGTCGGTGATGAACGACTTGAACGCCATCAACGCGGGCTTCGCGTTCGTGTTCCAGAACGTGATGATCGCCTTGCCGATCGACGTGAAGATCGGAACGATCACCGAGTTGTAGAACGACTGGATCGCCGGCCAGAGCGTCTTCGTAATGAAGTCGGAGAAGGCCTTGAGGGCCGGCTTGATGTAGCCGTTCCAGGCGGACGAGACCGCCGACTTGATGCCGGACCACGCGCGCTGGACGATGTCGCGGAAGGTCGACGACTTCTTGTACGCGACCACCAGCGCGGCGCCGAGGGCCACCAGCCCGACGACCACCCAGGTGATCGGGTTCGCCCACAGCGCGGCGTTCATCGCCCACTGGACGGCCGCCCAGACCTTGGTGACCTTCTGGATGATGCCGACGCTCTTGATCCAGGACGCCATCCCGCCCGCCGCGGAGACGGCGAGGGCTGCGGCGTGCAGCTTGGTGACGGTGACGAGGGCGCCGATGGTGCCGACCAGTAGGCCGGCGGCCACCTTGTTCTCAAGGAACCATTTCGCGGTGTCCTTGGTGACCGATGCCACCTGGCCGAAAGCGTCGAGAACGCGAGGACCCCACTTGGTGGCGAAGTCACCGATGACCTTCCCCGCGGCCTCGGCGCGTGGCTGAAGACCCTTCAGGGCGTCGGTAATCCCAGTGAATACGCCGGGCAGCTTGGTGAAAATCGGCTCCATGAAGCTGGCACCGAGCCGGGAGAACGCCGTGCGCATGTTCGCGAAGCTGCCGCGTACAGTGTCGCCGGCCTTCTTTGCCGAGCCAGCGAAGTTTTTCTCCAGTACGGTCTGGAAGTCCTTGGCCGAGACCTCGCCCTTGCGGAGCATCGACTGCAGCTCTTCGCCCGTCACGCCGTAGTGATCGGCGAGCATGGACTGAATGCCGATACCGCGCTCGGTCAGGCGGTTGAGATTCTCCTGACCGACCTTGCCCCTGGCCGTGACCTGGTTGATGATGTCGGCCATCTCGCCGTAGGACGTGCCGCCCTGGGTCGCCACATCGCCGATCAGTCGCAGGTAGTTCTCAAGTTCCTTGCCCTGCTTGACGCCGGACGACATCGCCGTGGTCGCAGCGGTCATGCCCTCGGCCAGCGAGAACGCCGTGCCGGTCACTGCGGCGTCGACGGACTTCTGGATGCCTGCGATCTCTTTCGAGTCCATCCCGAGGCCCTTGAGCTTGGCTCGGGCGTCGTCGATCTGCATCAGTCGGCTGATGCCGCCCTTGATCGTCAGGCCGGCAGCAATCGTCGCACCGACCGAGCCCCACTTGACGGCCTTCTTGATGCCGTAGCCCATGGCGGCACCGAGGCGACTGCCCTGGCGCCGCCCAACTGGGGCCGCAACCGCTCCGAGGTCACGCTCGATGGCCTGTTTCGCACCGCGCATCGAGGGAACGAGGGAGATGTCAATACGCCACTGCTAGTTCGCTAGCCATGGCAATCAGCCCCCCTTTCTGCCCGACCTAGGGCATGAAAAAACCCCGCACATGGCGGGGCTTTCTCGTGGGTGGTTGGAGGAGCTAGATCGTGAAGTCGGCGCGCTTGCTCTTCACGAGGTTGCACCACAAATGGGCAAGCTGTAGGTTGTCTGGTTCGTGTGATCCGCCGATCGCATAGGGAACTATGTGATCAACCGAGGCCCGGAAAAGATCCGGGTAGACCAGCGTCATGTCGACCTCGTCCGAACAGATTCCGCACTTTGTGCCATCTCGGCGTGCCAAGGCTGCCACGGGCATCGCAGCCCTTGTTCCCGACTTCCTTCGCCGACAGCTCTCGCAGAGCAGTGTGTCGGTCCGCCTGAACTGCCCGGTCTTCGTGGAGGGGCTCGTCAGGTCGATTCGACTCCCGCACGCAGTACACTCAAGCGACTTCGGGCGGTTTCCCTTGTGTGCCGAATCGAGCGCCTGGCACCGACTGGAGCAGTGCTTCCGGCGGCGTGTGCCCTTCTCGGCCTCGGCGCCACAGACGACGCACTTCCACTCGTCAGACCACTTGTAGCTGAATGGCTTGACTTCGCCCTTTCGCGTCCATTGTGAGTAGTGGGCAGCGCACCATTCACGCTTTCGTCGGGGCTGTTCGCAACCCTCCACGGCGCAATCACCAGGAGGCCTGTTCGGCTGCCTGGTCAGCGTCGCCAAGGGATCGCCACTGGACCTCCAGCGCGCATAGTGCATAGGGCACCAGCCGCGGGAGCTACTAGTCTTGTCGCAACCTTCAATTGAGCATTGCGGGCGCGTTGCTCGATAGTGCTTTGGGCACTTACCCTTGGCGCCACTCGGCCCGACAGGGGAGTCGCAGTCAGGGTGTGAACAGATACGCTGGCTCATAGCCGCTCCTATCTAGCGGTCAGGCCCCGGAGTCACGGTGTTGGTAGCACCGCCGGGGCCGTTCTGATTCTTCCTGCCAGTATATCGGATTCTGTGGTCCGCTCGTGCGGTAGGATTCGGCCATGAACCGCACGCTCGCCCTCGCCACCGCTTCGCTTCTGCTCGCGCTCGCTGCGTGCGGAGGAAGCGAGAACGGAAAGGGCGGTGACGGCGATGAGAAGTTCGATGCAGGCGAGGCCGGGCTAGAGACAACTCCGGACGGCGACGGTGGCCCCGGCGAGTACCTCTACGTGGATGAATACGGAGCGCGCATCACCGTCGACCTGAGCAATTCGGACTACGGAAACGATCTGACCGACGAGGCCGACGCCGTTCGGGAACTCCAAGGGGAGGACGCCGTTGATTGGTGCCGAGTGGAGATCGACAACCGCGAAGGGGCTGAGGAGTTCACCCTCTTTGAGATGAGTGTCGTCACCAAGGACGGCGATACCTACGACGCCGTGGAGGGTTCGGAGAACGTCCCCGAACTTCCTGATATGGATGGCGAAGATGGCCTCTACAACAGGAACGTAGACGCCGGGAATGCATTCATCGATGCTTACCCGCAGGGACTCCCTGGCTCAATCGGCGAGACGCAGGTGACCTTCCCCGGGTTGGACCTGGATCGCATTCGATTCGTCTACATCAACAGCGAGCAGGCGACGAAGATCTCCTAGGCCGACTTCGGCATCCACGGGTGGCCGGCGAAGAACTCGTTCATCTCCTCGACGGTCTCGAAACCTTCGCCACCGCCGATCTTGTCGATCTCGGCAGCCGTCTTCTTGTCGCCGGGAAGCGGTAGCCGTTTCGGTGCCCGGATTCCGCGCTGGCCGTCCTTGGTCTGCTGCCACGCGAGGATCTGGAGCCGGTGCTCGATCTCGCGCAGGAACTCGATTTGCGGGGTTACCCACCAGCCCTGAGGGTCGGCAGTCCTGTGCATGGCCGACCCGTGCTCGGGGTGTCTGACGAACGTCTTGAGCGTCCGCCAGTCGAGTTGTTCGGTGCCGATCTGGTCGAGCCGATATCCAGCTCGCGCCAGGTCAGCCTCAATGGCCTCGCCGACTCCCTCTGTGCAGAGGTCGTCTACGAGGCCGCAGATTCCCCCAGGTTGATCCCGGAGTCGGCATGCCATGCGCGCATGAACGCTTCGGACTCTTCCGTGTCGAGTTCGTCGAGCGCTGCCAGCGTCTCCTCGGTGCAGGTCTCCTCCATGATCTGGAAGGTCATCTCCTGCTCGCTCAGATGGCGCATCTTGCGCATGCGCCCAAATGTGAGCGCCTTCTTGAATCGTGGCAGTGTCACGGTCACGCCCTGCGGGGTGGTGTAGGTGAAGTGCGTTGCCTGGTGGTCCTGCGGCTGCGCGACGTGCGCCGGGGCGGGCTGGGGTGCTACTGGCTGTTCGCTCATGTGCGGTTTCCTCTCGCGCGGGGCCTCGGGATGGGGTGACCCGACCGGCGCAGCGAGGCGCCGCACGCGATGGACCGCGCCGGTCGGGGGTTAAGGGGTGGGTCAGGGAGTGACCGGGACGACACGGCCGTCGTCGAAGTACTCGTAAAAGAAGTTGCCGTCTTCGTCCTTGAAGAAGGTCAGATCGATCGGGTAGCTGATCGCGGACCCGGCGGTGAACTCCTGCTCGAAGTCCTCGGTCACCATCTGGGCGTGCGCGGCGCCGATGCACCGCTGGGCGCCGTTCTCCTCCAGCAGGAAGATCCAGGTGGCCGGAGGGGCGTCGTCGCCGTTGTAGGCGATCGACACCTGGGTGCCGTGGGTGTCGTCGGCGGGGACAACGGTCACGTTGTCGTCGCCGAAGACGCTCTTGGAGACCTCGGCCTCGCTGGACTCGATGAGCGAGAACGTCACGGTCACCGAGGTCTCGGTCTTCAGGCGCCGGACTTCATCGCCGTTCCAGTCGCGGATAATCTCATACGCCTTGGAGATCGCGCGGGTCAGACCGTCTTCGGAGACGTAGCCCTGCGGGATGAAGGCGGGGTCGGGGGCGGTGGTGGCGCTCGTCGGCAGCGGGGTGCCGAGCGGGGCGCGCTGGATGTATCCGCCGTAGCGGGTCGAGCCCTTGCCGGCGACGACATTCAGGGGGTTCATGCTTCCTCCAGTGGGTTGCGGCGCCTCTGGATGGAAGGTCGGTATTCAGTTGTCCTGGCCGTCGCCGGTCAGGTGGTTTTCTGGGTGCTCTTCGGCTTCTCGTCGTCGGCCTTGGTGCCGGTCTCGCTCTTGGCGGGCTTGGCGGTGGTGTCGACCCATCCGGCCTTGACCCAGCGGGCGACTTCGGACTTCGGAACGTCGCGGGTGATGCGCGAGAAGGCGGGGTGCTGGATGACTGGCATGTCAGGCTCCTAGGGGTTGCGGTCGCAGGGTCCACAGGACGGTGGCCTGGTAGCGGTAGACCTGCGGGAAGTCGGGGTCATTGAACGGCACCGGCGCGCCGACCGATTCGGTGACGCGGACACCGGAGTCGGGGTCCTCGTCAGCGCCCATCAGCCAGGCGAACGCGGCCGCGGTGATCTGCTGGGCGGCCTCAGGGTTGTCGGCGTAGCCCTGGGCCGAGACCTGGTACTGGTCGGTGATCATGTTGCGCCGATACGCGGCGGTCAGATCGACGCGCACCGAGGGGACGATGATGTTGCCGTTCTCGTCGGCGACGACCCACGCGGCGGTCGGCAGGCCGGTCTTGGCTTCCAGGTAGGCAACCACTTCGGCTTCGGCGTCACGGGGTACGAGGGCGGGGAACGTCATCGACGCATCCCTCCCAGCACGCGCAGCAAGGTGTTGTTGCTGGCGTTGTCCTTCATGGCCCGGCGGTTGCGAGTGAACACATAGGCGCGAGCTCGGTTCGGGCCGACCTCGCTGCCGGCGATGTACCCGGAGCCGGCTGCGGTGGCGATGTCTTGAGCCTTGCGGCGGACGTAGCCCTCGACCTCCCCGGAGCGGAGTATCTGGCGCGCGACCGGGCTATTGATCTTCACTCGGACCTTGGACGGCATCGAAAGCCTCCTCCGAGATCGAAAGGCCGTCGTCGATCTGCATCACGCGATCGAGCGCGACGAGTTGGGCCTCGCGGATGAAGTCGGCGTCGAAGCCTTGGCTGGCCAGGTCGTGGCCGAGTGCGCGGATCAGTCCGGCGGTCGTGAGTCGAGGCTGGGTTCTCATCGGGCCTCCTCGGCGCGCGTGACGGTGACGCGAACACCGGCGATCGTGTTCACCCAGGGGCCTTGTCGGTAGTCCTCCGGGTGGCCTTCCTGGACCCATTCGCGGCCGTCGATGACGACCTTGTCCTTCGGCCCGCCTGGCCAGGAGGGGGCGAGGATGTGCAGCGTCCGGTCGACGGGCGCCTTGTTCTTGACGTTCGGCTGATCCTCCGGGCCGGGCGGGTAGATCGCCGACACCGGGACGACGATCGCGTCGGCGTAGGTCTCGGTCGGCTTGTTGCGGGAGTCCTTCGCCCCGATCACCCGCTCACGCCATCCGACGGTGTGCGGGGTGGGCAGGCTCACTGCTCCGGCTCCGGGATCAGCGGGACCGTGAATGCAACCTGGCCGCCGCAGCCGAGCAGCTTCTTGTCGGCCTTGGTCAGGTACAGGTCGCCGCTCGGGTTGGCGAACGTCTTCGACTCGGAGAACGGGCCACCTGTTTGCTGGATCTGAGTGATAGGCAGCTGGTCGACCGGGGTGGCCATCCCACGCTTGACCATCTCGCAGACCACATCGGTGACCAGATCGGGATCGAGGTCGTCGTTCGCGATGCGCTGGTCGATCCCCTTGCACAGTGCTCGGACCTTCCGAGATGCCACGCCGAGCAGCACTCCGGCGCGGGCCTTCTCGGCGTCGGAGAGGGGGCGCCAGCGGGCTTCCAGGTCGGTGACCGTTGCGTAGGCCATGACGCCCCCTTCCCTCAGTCGTCGGACTTCTTGGGCGCCGCCGCCTTCTTGGCTGGCGCCTTGGCGGGCTCGTCGGGGACGACGACACCGAGGTGAGCCAATTCGCGGAGCCGTTTCAGGCTCGCGGGATCGGTCACCTCGGCTTCGCCGTCGACGAACCTCAGCCCCAGGTCCGCGACCCTGAGCCGCGGATACCGCTCGCTGCGGACCCTCATCAGGGCCCCTCGGTCAGCACAAGCTTGGCGTGCTTAGCCTCGTGGCCGTACTCCAAGCCGATCTCGCCGTAGATCTGCACCTTGTCCGCAGCGCCGACCTTGGCGAGAGGCTCGGCGAAGAAATGGCCCTTGCCGGGGATCTCCAGGAACCGCGGGGCGAGCTCCTCCAGCGAAGCGGCGACCAGGGTGTCAGCCGGCACGTACCGGTTGAGCACGATGTTCGCCCGCCCGAAATCGGTCTCGAACGTCTGGAGGTTCACGCCGCCGACGTTGCGAGTCGACTCCTCGTAGCCGCGATCCTTGATGAAGATCTTCGTCAGCGCACGCTTCAGGTCGGCGTTGACGATGACCGTTCGGGTCTCGCCCTCCTGGAGTCCGCCGTTCTCCCAAGCGTCCTGGAAAAGATCGAGGACAATTTCCTCGGTGAGCGCGTCGCTTGGCTTTCCTCCGGCCGGGTACTCGGCGGTCGACACGTTCGTGGTGATCGCCTGGAGCAGGCCCCGAGTCTTGCGCGGCTGAGCGTTCGAGGTCGGGTTCTGGAACTCCCCGACGATGAACGTCTTCTCCACGTCCCTAGCGACCTGCTTGAACTGCTGCTCAAGCTGCCACGCGAGCTCCGACTGCGGCAGGACGGTCCCACCGACAGTCACGACCGGGTCGTTGCCGGTGTTCCGCTGCCCGCTGGCGGCCTGCTTGGTGTAGGAAATCTCAACGGCTTCCTGGTGGATCTCGACGACGTTGAACGCCTTGTAGCGGGTGCGCTCCTCGCCGTTCGGCGCGTTAGCCCCCTCCACCCGCTGGCGGTCTTCGTCGGCGTCGCGCAGGTCGTATCCCTGCCACTCGAACAGCGTCGAGCCGCCGGTCGAGCGTCCACCGGTCAGGCCGCCGATGGCAGACAGGAGCGGGGTGTCCTCGGGCGAGGCGTTGAACAGCTCACCCACGTAGTTCGGCAGGTTGTAGGTCGTACCCTGCCCTGTAATTCCGGGCATCAGTGGCCCCTTTCAGGTTGTATCAGGCGGGATTGCCGAGCATCTGCGCCTTGAGGCTCGCCACGAGATCCTTGTTGCCGGCCTGTTCAGCTGCGGCGATCTGGTCGTGGATCGAGACGTTCTTCGGCTGCTCCGGCGTCTTCCCGATGGTCGGGACGGCGCCGGGTCGCGGCTGCTCGGCCTGGCTGGACTCGATGAGCGGCTTGAGCTTGGCGGCGTGGGCCTCCAGCTCCTCCTTGGTCGATCCGCTGAGAACGTCGGCGGGGACTCCGGTCTCGGTCGAGACCTCGGCCTTCCATTCGGCGATCTGCTCGCGGGCCTGGTACCCGGCGACCTGAGACTCCAGTTCGGCGAGGCGCTCGGCCTGCTTCTGGGCCTCGGTCTTGTTGGCTTCCTCGATCTCCGCGAGACGCTGTGCAGCGTCGGAGTTCTCTTTCGCCCGCTTCTCCCATTTGCGAGCTTCGGCCTTCCAGTCAGGCTCCTGTGCGGGAGTCTCTTCGGGCTTGGTCTCGATGGAGAGGCTCGGGCCGGACGAGTTGCCGGTGTCGGCCACTTCGCCGATCGGATTCTCGGGGTTTTCGCTCATCGTGTTCCTCCCGTGCGGGATCGTCACGTCACCGTGCGGTGCGTGAGGTTTTTCATGGGTCCGCCGTGCGGCGGTTTGATCAGGTGACCTCTTCGAGGTTCTTTGCGATCCAGGCCCGCGCTCGGGCGTTGTCCTGGGCTCGCAGATTGTCGTCTTCGCGGCGCTGCCTGCCGCGGCGGTAGGCGTCCACGTCGAAGATGTCGGCCGGCTTCCCGAAGCTGGGGGCTGCCTGGCAGTTGCAGTTGTCGTGTGCGCCGAAGCGCACGGTGTCGGCCGCGTACACGGCTCCGCGACTGATCAGCATGTCGCAGAAGTCGCAGTTGTCGCCCGCCCCGACGCGCATCCACCCGTCGGCCTTCGGGTCGTACCAGGCCGAGCCGATGACGGTTGCCCGGGACTGGTCGCTGATGCGGCGCTGCATCCCGCCGAGTGCGAGCTGGAGCATGGTGTCCGGTGAGGTTGCCTCGGCCTGCGCCCAGCCCACTAGGGCCGGAACTCCCGCTGGTGGGGGTATGGCTGGCCGGGCGAGGAAGCGCCCGCCTGGGGACTGCTCGGCCCGAAGCTCGTCGTACCACTCGGCCGCGACCGCTGCCGCTGCGTCGCCGTAGGAGTCGACCAGCAGCGGCATCACATCGTTGAGCGCGACGCCCAGATCGGCGAAGCCGGACAGCTCGCCGATCAGCAGCCGAACGTCTCGCTCGGCCATGCTCGTGAGGCGGGTGATCGCCCGGCGCAGGTCGAGCCAGGAGGCCATTACTCAGCCTCGGCGACAGCGGGCTCGCCAGGAGCAGCGCCCGCTCGATCCAGCACACGATCAAGGATCGACGAGCCCCGTCGGCGGCGGAGCTCGGCCTGAGCCCGGGTGATCTGCTCGGGCGACATGCCGACCATCTCCATGCCAACCTCGGTCTCTTCCAGCCCGGGGATCGCGGCGACCTGCTTCGCCCCGGCGTCCGCCATCGCTGCGCGGGTGGGCTTGTCTGCAGGGCGCCATACATTCACGACATCCATCAGGCCGTCGGGCGGGGCGTCGAGTCCGTCGCGGATCATGATGACGTTCTCGTAGACACGGAGCAGAACGTCGTCGAGGACATCGTGCTGGGACTCGACATCGTTCACGATGTCCTCGCGGGCGACACGCTTGGCGCCTTCGGACTCGGGGTTGTCGCTGGCGATTCCCAGCGACGAAAGCGGGACACCGGTATGCCCGGAGAAGTCCGCGGCGAGCTGACGCCAGGTGGCGATGTGCGGCTCCGGGGACTCGGCCTTGACCGTTTCCAGTTTCGCCACGTCGCCGTCTTCGTCCTTGGTGATCAAGTTGACGTTCGAGGCGTAGAACGACCAGAGCGGGATCTTCTTGCCCGTCTTGTCGGTGAATGCGTCCTCGTCGGCGCCCATCAGGATCAGCTTGATGATCGAGTAGAGCTCGGACTGGACTTCGAGCCGAGTCGCGGTGCGGATCGCGCGATCGGTCAGACTCATCACCTGCCGGTCGATCCGGCTTCGCCCATACGGCCGTTCGAGTGTCGGCCGGAACGGGATCATCTCCATCGGCGTGCGACCAAGGCGATGCGGTGCGACGTGGTCGATGTACCAGCCACCGCCACCCTTGGCGCAGATGACCTGCTCCGTCGGCGTCAGGATCGTCATCTGAACAGGCGACCCCAACGGGTCGATCTCGTTGATCAGCAGCGCAGCCTTCAGCGCACGCTTTCGGCGGTCCCACAGGCCCGTGGCCCACAGGGCAGAGTGAAACATGATCAGCGACTCGGGCTCACCGTTGGCGGTGTCGCCCGGCGTCGTCGTCACGAAACTCAACGACTGTGACAGTGCAGATACGACCGACATGGCCAGTTCGGACCGGAAGCGGTTCTGGTGCAGAATCCGACGCAGTCCGAACGGGTCGCTGGACTCATCCGCCGACCGCAGGCCTTCCCAGGTGATCCGGTTAGCCGGCTCGAAGACCGCCTTCGACGGCCACCCCATCACGACCTCGATCTTGTCCACCATCGCTGGCGGCAGGACGGCGCCGAGATCCTTGATCTTGACCTTGCCGTCGAGGTAGAAGGTCCGCTCGATGTTGCGGGGCATCTTCCGCGCCCACTGCACGATCATCTCATTCAGGAGGCCTTGAGTGTGATCGTCCAGCCCGAGCACCGACGGCGGAGAGAACGCCATCAGGGGAGTGATCGTCTGCACTAGACCACCACCCTCTGCTTGCGCCCCGGCTTGCGCTTGCTCGTCTTCGCCGCCCACAGCGCCAGAGCGGTGGCGGCGATCGGGATCTCGTCATGGTCGGGACTGATCGGCGCCCACGACCATGCGCCCTTATCGCCGTGGAACTTCTTCGTGGTGCCGAGAGCGGACTCGTCGAGCACCCTCTGGCCCTCGGAATCCAGGTGGGTCATCGTGCCCGTCGTTACCGCGTCGACCAGCAGGCCATTCGCAGTCACTACCTGATCCCAGGTCGGCGTCCAGATGACCTTCGCCGAGACACCGGCGTCGCGCAGGGCATTCACGAACGCGCCCGCGTGCGACTTGCCATCGACCACGATCTGCGCCGTGTCCCGACACCGCTCAGCCAGCCAAGCGGCCAGCGATGCGGTGCCGGCGGCCATGGACCCCGAGTGCGCACCGACGATCTCGACATGCACCGGACCCTCGTCCGGCTTCATCGCGCCGACGACAGCGACTCGGGAACCGTCCGGGGCGAACTTCACCCCGAAGGACTTGATTCCCGCGGCGGGCGGCTCCGTGACGGCGGTGGCGAGCCAGCCGCCGGGAGGGATCGCCCGGTCAGCGGTCAGTTCCTCGTCCCAGATACCCATCGCCTCGCGGAGCCAGTCACCCTCATCCGTCAGGTTCTCTCTGAGCCTGAGCATCGACTCGTGCGGGGTGCGCTTCGGATAGGACGGGTTCGCCCTCGCCCACTGCTCCGGGTCGTCGGGGTCCGCGTCCTTGTCGGCAGAAAACTCGATGTAGATCCCGTTCACCATCTTGCCGTCGATGGCCTTCTTGCGGCGAGCGGCGAACTCATCGCCCTGGTTGTCAGGTCGCGGCGGAGTTCCGATAAAGAACGCGAGAGCGCCGTGCTGATGCTTGGCCTGGTTCGTCGTCGGCATCATGTCCGCCAGCGCCCGACTCGTGAGCCGCTGCGCCTCGTCGCATACCAGGATGTCGATCGCATCGATACCGACACCGAAGCCGTGCTCACGGGCACCGAACATGATGATGCTGCCGTTGGCGAACTTGATCTCCTGCTCGCCGTTCGCTGTCCTGATTCCGTTGTGAGCCAGGTGCTGAACGACCTTCTTGCGACGCACCATGCCCTGCATCGCTCGGAACGTATTTGTGGTGGTGCGCAGGTGGTGCGACGTCCAAACCACCCGCAGGCCGGGGTACTCGATGCACATCGCCACCAGCAGCGACCCGACTGTAAAAGTCTTGCCCACCTGGCGCGGGATGCTCATCGTTATGCCACCGATTGTGGCGACGTAACGATCGTGCTCGTCGCGGCCGAGGATCAGTTGGACCGCTCCAGACTGCCAGGGGTCATAGCGGATCGCCATATCCGACAGTCGACGCTGGATGCGCGGCCATCCGGTTGAGACGATCCCCTCCGGATAGACCAGATGCCGGGCCGCGTCAGATAGCCGAGGCGTCGAAGGACTCATCGAGACCGTGGTCATCGGCGTCGTCCTCCGTCTCGGCGTCGTCGATCTGACGGATCAGGCGGTCCAGCTCGCGCAGCTCCTTGTACGCCGAAGCGATCGAGTTGGAGGAAACCTCGCCGTCATCGAGCCTCTTCGCCAGCGCTTTGCGCATCGACGCCAGGACATCGCGGGATGAGCCGTCGAGAGCATCGGCGATCTTGGAGTGGACCCTCGGCTTGGTCGGAACCTTCTCGCCGGGAGCGACCGCACGGAGTTTGCGCTCAGTCATCGCTGCCACCTCCTGCGGGGAGTTTTTCGATTCACGGGGAGAGATAGGCCCTATGCCTGGAGGTGGGCCCGAGACGAACGGGGAGGAGATACCCCCCTGGTCGCCGTTCGCAGTCGGGCGGGGCGACTCGTTTCGTCACCAGCCGGGCGAGGCTTCGATTGCCGCGTACTTCGGTGCTGCGGTCGCGTCTCCGGCGAGCTTGGCCTTGGCCTCAGCGAGCGTCATCGACGACTTCCATTGATTACACGCCCGACACATAAGGTGGCAATTGCCTCGGTCGTATGGCGATCCGCCACGTGACCTTGGTACGTCCTCGTCGACCACACCTGATCGCGGATCAAGATGGTGCAAGCTTTGGTCAACCCAGATTCCGCACAGCGCACAGTGCGATTCCTCAGCGCGCACACGCTTCACGAGTTGTCGTCGTCGGTGTCCGTTGGCGTTGTGCATCGGTGTTGCCACACGCACTCACCACCATCACATCCTGCATCACCTGACCATCAGCCATGCACCGCACCGCACGGACCGACTGGCCACGACCAGGCCTCGGGTCGGGCGGGTCGCTGGCGGGTGGCCTGGGCTCGACCGGGGCCGGGGTGCAGTCGACCGGGGGTGGGCTGACTCGATGGCGGGGTGGCTCCTCACTGACCCGGGTCAGCCCATGCCCGACTGGCGGGAGTCTGTGTCTACCCCCCCTTGACATTGACTATCTAGGGGGGCTAAACTATAGTCATGACGAGGCCGATGAAGTACCGCGAGGTTCGCAAGGCACTGGAGGCTCAGGGTTGCACCAGCAAACCAGGCAAGGGCGACCACGAGAAGTGGTACTGCCCGTGCGGCGAGCACGTGGCCGTTGTCACCAGGCCGGGCAACGTCTCACCGGGCGTCATCGCTGACACGATCAAGAAGCTGTCGTGCCTTCCGAAAGGGTGGTTGCAATGAACGGAACGTATACGGTCCGCGCCGTCAAGTGGAGCGAAGGCTGGGAGCTTCACATTGACGGCGAAGGGGTGACCCAGGTGCGCACGCTCGACAAGGCCGAGGATCAAGTTCGCGACTATCTCGAAACCATCCACGACCGCGACTTCTCTGGCGCCGCGATCGAGGTGAGCCCCGACCTCGGAGACCTGGCCAAGGAGGTGAAGGACGCTCGCTCAGCTGTCCAGGATGCATCGGACGCTCAGGTCGAGGCCGCACGAAAGTCTCGCGAGGTCGCCGTCGCCCTCCGCAAGCGGGGGCTCAGCGTTACCGACTCCGCGGCCATCCTCGGCGTCTCCCGCGGGCGAGTCTCGCAGCTGGTAAGGAGCTGAGCCGTGAGCAAGATTGAAGGCGAAGACGCCCGCCTGCGCGACGGTCGCCGCCTCGCCGACCTGACCCCCATGCCCGGCCCGCGTTCTCGCCGGGCCGGGCCACCTTGGAGACTCCACGCCCACCACCAGCGGACATGAAAAACCCGCCAGTCGCGGACGACGGCGGGGATCAAGAAACTCCCTCTACCTGAACTTGGGTAGGGGAGGCCTGGGGAAAGCGTACCTTAAGCGGCTCGACTCAGTCCACGCCTCCTTGCTGCACGCTGTTCAGAGTGTCGCCGTGCGCTCTCGGCGTGCACCACGATGGACCGGTCACTGACTCGGCAGGCGCTGGGGATAGCGGTCGAGGTGGCCCAGTTGCGCACGGTCTTGACCGGCCTGCCGACATAGAGAGCGATCTCAGGTGGCGTGCCCCAGCCTTTCACTGTGGCGCACCTTCGCCAACGAACCGAGCGAACAGCACGACCCTATCTCCAATCATTCGAGTGGACGCCTCGAAGTCGCCTTTCGGGGCGAAAGCACGAATATTCCCCGTGCGAATATTGCTTGACATCCCCTTAAGGCGCCGCTCCTCGGCGGCCAGCTTGCCTTGATGCTCGCCCAAGACAGCCCATTCACCCGGCCTGCCCCGCAGTTCCCTGGCCACCGGCCCCCAGTCCACGCGGCCCGTCGCACGCATGCGGTCCGGTGGGGCTTCCCATCGGAGTACCCGCGGCTCGACAGCGCTCATCCCGCAACCTCCCTCTCGTAGTGCTCCTTGACTGCCAACCAGTATTCCGCTTCGGTGTAGTAGCCACCGCACGACGCGCACTCGTACACGTCATCACGCCCACCCTGGTCGCAGCCACGATGCTCAGCCTCGTCCTCGGGGAACATCATCAGCATCCTCCGCAGGACTGTCAGTGGATCGATCACGCCCTTCGACATCTCGATGGCTCGGGCGACGTGCGGGCAGTCGCGACGGTCCAGTGTCCGCCTCACGAGCCGCCCGCCGCAGGGCCACGTGATGCCGTCCTTGTCGGGCTCGGCGTCCGGTGGCACGCGAAAGCACGCCGCGGCGCTGGTGTCGAAGCGCACGCCTTCATGCAGGACGTTCTCTAGCGCGCGTCGGCACTGGTGGATCTCGCGCGACATGGCCCGCGCCGCATCGAAGTGCTCGACGATCCAGTCGAGGCTCCGGCGCAGGTAGTCCACGGCTCGCGGGACGGTCACCCGCAGCCCAGTCGGTTGATCGCGCTCTGATCTGACTTGGTCCTCCCAGTCACCCAGCACGAGTAGAACGTGATGCTGCGCCACCTGGTCATCCACGTATCGGAGATCGCCCTCGTCGGCCTCGATGCTGTCGTAGATTTCCTGCCAGTGAGCGAGGTTGGCCGCCGGGCCGAGGAGGTTCATCGCTTCCCCGCCGGGGATCTCGTGGTCGGCTGCGTGATGGGTTGCCTCGTCGCCGAGGCCGCGGTACAGCTGCTCGATCTCACGCAAGTCCTGGGCGATCCTCACTCGCTCCCGCGCTGGGTCCCACGTGTCACTCATCACTACCTCCGAAGTACAGCGCTTCACGGAGCCCCGAGTTGTCGAACCGGTCAGTGATCCGTCCATCTGGGTGCTGGGTGTAGCCCTTGATCGCGGTAATCCCGATCGGGTTGCCCCACTCGACCCAGGCTTCCGTGTAGACATCTCGCCTCCCGTCCGCGTACTCAATGGCCACCATCTGCCTAGAGGTCTCACTCATCGCTACCTCCACATTCCCGCTCGTGCTCTTCCGCCAGCTCGTAGGCCCGCGCCACCGTCCTGGCCGTAGCGACCACCCGGTTCGGGTGCCGGTCGCAGATGACGGCCCTCATCCCGCCGATGCGGGTCACGTGTGTGGTCATTCGTCGTCGTCCTCGCGGTCGCCGTATCCGGACCTTTCTCGGTCGATGGCGACGGTCAGCATGCCGACGCGCTCGAACTCGCTCACTCCGGGCGTGTAACAAGCCTTCAGATACTCGCTGCCGTCCGACTCGACGACGCGCATGAGCACGATCGCCGAGGTCGGAAGGTCGCCTTCATCGAGCGTCCCGGTGATGCCGAGCTTGTCGATCAGCGCGCCGATTGTCTCGGTCGTGTTCACCCCAAACCTCCTGTACGCCGTTCTGCGGGCCTAGAAAACTTCATCGATGGGATTTTCCCCTCCGCGCCCCTTCTGGACGTCCACGCGCGCAATACGCCCCGCTGAGTCGTACTCCAGCGCGATCGAGGTCCCCGGGATGAGAACCGCCCCGGAGGATGTCCGGGGCGGCGCGGTGGTGGTGTTCGGTTGTCGGGTCATGGTTTCTCCTCGTGCTGGTCATCCTGGAAGGCCGCGCTCTCGTGCTGGTGGGTCCAGCTCAGGCCGGACGAGTAATTCACGCGCACGATCCGTTTGCCGCAGTGGCGGCACGTGCTGTTCATGTGGTTGCTCCTTCGGTGATGTCATTCATGAGGTTCGGTCGGTTGACTGGAGTTCGCCGTAGCTGAGTGCGGCTGCGACTGCACTAGCGAGCTTGGTGACCTGATCGGCGGACGGCCGCTGTCCGATGCGCCGAACCTCATCTCCGCTGTGGTCGCGGATGATCTCGGTCTCGCCGAGGTATTCCCGTTCGATGACGAGGGTGGTGCACTCGTCGACCTGGACGCTGATGGTGATCTGGGGGGTCATTTCGTCTCCCTGAATGCGAAAGCCCCGCCGGAGCGGGGCTTGGGGGTTTGGCGGGGCCTATTTCCAACTGGCGGACGGGACCGGGGCGAGGATCGACTCGACATCCGCCAGGTCCACTCGAAGCAACCGCTTGCTCACCCGGTGGGCGGGGATGTCCCCACGGGAGATCATTCGGCGGATAGTTCGGGTGCTTACGCCGAGGTATTCGGCGGCCGCCTGAATCGACAGGAGCTTCCTCGTCCCGGCCTCGACATTGACGGGCGGCACGTATCTTCCGGTCGGGCGCTTGTCGGAGTGGGTTCGGTTGAACTTGGGTTGCAGTTTTCGGATTGCGATCTCTTCGGCCTTGGCAGCGGCTTTCCGGTCGTCGAACTCTTCGGATTCGATGGAGCGAACCTCGCTCCACCACGCCTTTTCCGAGTGGTCTCGCAGGCGACGATTGAGGTCGCCCGTGATCCCGACATAGAGAGGCTTTTGCTGCTCTCCGCGGATCTTGTACAGGTGGGTCTTCATCTGATGCCTTCCTTCGGTCTTGGCACGCCTTGCGATCTCGCGTGCGCGGGTTCGTACTCGTGCTCGTCGTCGATGCACCGGCCCTTGGGTCGCCCGCAGGTGGCGCAGTCGGTCGGGTCGGCAGATCGGTACTTCAGTGGCGCATGCCGTGGTTCGGTTGTCGCCCACCATGCGCCGGCCTCGAATAGCCGGGTGGGCTGTCTGGTGTCGGGGTCGAGGGCGAGCCATGCGAGTGCGGCGGCCACGTCTTTCGCCGTGCGTCGGAGTCGTATGCGGTCGTCGCCCATAACGGCCATGAGCTGCTGGTGGTTCCACGTGGCGCGCAGGGCCGTGATCGCGTTAGCGATCCGGTCCGCGTCGTCTCTGGTGAGCATTCATCCTTGTCCTTTCGTCGCTTGCGCGCGCGTCACTTACGTAACGGTTTAGGGATAGGTGATTTACAGACAAGAAGACGTAAGAGATAAGTACTTCTGGTCTGGTCTGGTCTGGTCTGGTCTGGAGCAGCGTGACTCCACCTGTGACTCCACCTGTGACTCCACCTGTGACTCCATGTGTGACTCACAGCGTCAGTCACGCGTCTCGTCACAGCGTCCGTCACAGCGTGACTCCACCTGTGACATCACTCGTCGGGGGACTTCTTTGCGCGCCATGCGGCCTTGCGTTCGGCATCCCTCTTGCGCTTCTCGTCCCACCACGACTTGGGCTTGTTCCACTCCAGGAAGTCGTGGATTTCCCAACCATCTTCGGCTTCGTACCAGAGCCCGGCCTCCACCAACTCCACAACAAGGCCGGGGCGGTAGCTATGGGTCAACCGTGGCACCTTGTGACTCCGGATAAAGCCATCGGTCTGACCCTTGGCGCACGAGCAAAGTGCGGCGACATGGAGGCGGAAGGCTCCATCGGTTAGATCATCGATCTTCGGGTGGTCGGCGAACCCGTCGTCCAGATTCAGATACGGCATCTAGGACACCCCTCCTTCCTGGTTTCAGTAGCCTCACCTGGCACGCCGGGCAGTTCTCTCCGACCCAGATCAGGCACCCGTCGATCCCGCATGTCGTCCGCTCCGGTGTCGATGTGGTCGCGGCGGGGATCGTCTTGCTCTTGCGGCTGATCCACCCGTCGAGTGCGCTGATCTCCTCTAGGAGCCGCCGCTCGCGCTTGAGTGCCGCACGGTGCGCCTCCAGTCGCTCGGCGCGGGACATAGCCGGTGCGTCCTGCTGCCACCGCCGTATCCCGTGCGAGTCGGTCACCCATCCGCCGCCGGTCAGTTCGTCCGTGATGACGGTCATGACGCCTCCTGCCATACCTGGATGCGTCGCGCAGGGTCGAGCTTCCACTGCCCGCCCTCCAGCGCGACCTCTTCCTCTGGCCACGCGCCCTGTCGTGCGCATGTCCGGCAGATGCTCCATGAGCCGCGGTGTTTCCGTCCGCAGTTCTGGCAGGTTTTCGGCTTGCTGAGCTTCCCGGCTCGCTCGGCGCGACGGTAGGCCCGGTAGGCGGTCCGGCAGCAGTCCTCGCGGCAGCCCATCTCGTAGCCGCGGCGAGTCCCGTGGCGGTGGTCGTCGGGGGCTATGCCAGCCTGCTTTCGTTTTTTTCGATCCCGTCTAGCCCGGTCGGCATCGGCTTCACGGCAGCGCTCACATGGCCTCTCGTTGGCGCGCTGGTGGGCACGTCGCCCGGCCAGCGTCCCGTGTCGTGGGTCGTTCTCATCCATCGCCGCCTCCTGGTAGCTCCATCTGCCCTTCGATGGGCTCGACGCCACCCTGATATCGACAGGACTCACATGAGGAAAACGGACACCAGTCGCACGCGCTCACCGGTCGCCACCTCCGTAGATCATGTCCTCGTATGCGGCCAGGTCCCGGTCCTCTGCCTCGCGCTGCAGGCCGACATCGTGGTAGTCGCAGGCCTTGCACGTGCGGCGGGGAAACTCGGCGCAGGTGTGGTCGTAGATGGGGCGGTTGAAGTTCATGACTGTGGCTCCTCGGTGATCTCTCGGACCCGCGCCTCGATCTGCGCTCGCCGCTCGGGTCCGGATGCGTTCCACATGTCGCGCAGGGTGTCGGGGTCGGCGCATTTGGCGACCTGCTCGACGGTGGGCTCAGTGGGTGCTGGCGCGCTCGTGGGCGCGTCGTCGGGGAGGGGGTCGACCTTGTAGACCGCGCTCTTCCCTCGCGAGACCAGTAGCGGAACTGATAGCGGTTTGTCGATATGGGAGATGCGCTTGATTCGGGTGCCGCCGACTTTGTCCTTGCCAAAACTCACGTCTGGGTTGCAATACAGTTCGACGCGCCTCCCGGGGTAGATCGAGGCGTCCGTTCCCCAGGCGGCAGCGATCACTCGTCGCATCGACTTGCCGGGCTTCCACGGCCGGTCGAACTCGACCAGTTCGATCGCGACGGGCTGGTCGCCGCCGAGTCGGCTCACGGATTTGACGGTGAAGATCCTCGGGCCTCCGAGGAGGTCCACGGCGTCAAGCTGCGTGCTGTCGGGTGCCAGCGTGTCCGATATATCCATCGTCAGATCACGATCTCCATTCCTGTCTCAATGCGCTCGGTCGGAACGAGCCCCTTGGTCTTTTCTGTCCAGGCCGCGACCATCTCGGCAGCGGCCTTCTCGAACTCGGTGACGGCTTCGACGATCGCGGTGAACCATCGCTCGTCCGGCGTCACGCGCTTGACGTACATAGGCAGCCCGCCGCAATAGGACACGTAGTCGATCCAGTCGCGGCCGGAGACCAGGAGCCCGCACTGGAGCTGGGCCATGTAGTGCAGCGGCACCTCGCCGGCGATGTGGGTCTTGATGTGCGTCTTCTGCCTCGGCGCCTTGATCTCGATCAGCCCGTCGTTGCCCACGAGCCCGTCCGGCGAGTAGCCGATCTCGTAGCCCCAGTCGTCGCGGACCATGAAGCCGACCTCGGAGACCGGCGCGTGATCCTGGCTGTATCGGTCGCGGGCGATGGGCTCGACTTCGATTCCGCGCCACATGTCGTCGGTCGTGTAGGTCGGTTCGGTCCAGCCGGTGATCCGCTCGGCGACCAAGGTGGCGAGCAGATTGCGGGCGGTGTCATTGGTGGCCGGCTTGATCGCCTTGGGGGTGATGAGCTGGCCGACGACAGATGCGGTGACCATGCCGCGGCGCTGGTCGAGCCAGGCGTCGGTGCCCTGCTCCAGCTCTTCGTGGATGATCAGGCTCATCCCTCTACTCCGTTCTCTCGTAAATGCGTCCGTCTCCACAGCCGCGCTTCCTCGGGGTCGAGCGGGCGTGACGCGGCCCCGCAGGTGCAGGCGCAGTGGCCCCGGCGGCCGAGGAATGGGTTGGCGGTGTATCTCGTCGTCACGTCGTGTTCGGTCATGCTGGGTCTCCTTCGAGCAGGTCCAGCAGCGATGGTGCGGTCGCTCGCGGTCGGCGGGCGAGAGTTGCTTGGATTGCCTGCCGACCTGTACGAGCGCCAGTCCGTGGTCGGGATGGGCCATGACTAGATCCGCGGGGCCTTTACTGGCGGCGGCTCGCATAATCAGAGACCAACCGTGGGACATGAACTCGTGGGCGACCCGGTACTCGCTGGACCGGCCGCGGGTTGCGGTGCTCATGCAGCCTCCTGGGTTGCGAGGTGGTTGAGGCAGTCGGTGATCGCCGCATATGCCTGCTGGAGGACGACTCCGTTTCCGCAGAGCTTGAGTGCTTCGTTGCGGGTGATCCCGGGTAGGTCGGTTATCCACCCGTCGGGGAGGCCCATCATCCATTCGGTGAATCGTGGGCTCAGCCGGTGCGCGCCGCCTCGTCCGGTTGGCTCGGTCGGCTCTGGTGCTGGCCGGCCGATGACCTGCTCCCAGCGGGCGATCGCGGGCGCGTAGCCACCGAACCGGTCCAGGTGTCCGGCTTTCGCGAGACCGTTGAGCAGGAGCTCGTCGCCGCGGTCACCGCCGCGTCGTTCGTGCCCTCCCAGCGCGTCGGCTGCCGACGGTGTCGGCATAAGCCCGTGGCCGCGGACTGTGGCGTCGGTGAGTGTGGTGCCGTGCGTGCCAGTGGTGTGCGGGTTGCCGCCCGAGCCTTCGGCGTCTCGCGTGGTCGTGGTTGGTAGGAGCCGCATGACTCCGTCGAGCGACGGACGGACTGCTGCGCCCTCGGTGGGGGACTGGTTGCTGCCATACGGGGTAGCAGTTGGCGTGGGGAGCAGGTGCTCTACCTCGTCGGCGAGCGTCGGGCCATGCCCGCCAGCCTTCCGTTTGTCCGGGTGCTGCGAGCCGCCGTTCGCGGCAAGCTGGCTCGTCGGGGTGCGGAGCAGAGTCACATCTTCGTGACCGCGCTCGGCAGCATCATGTCTCCCGATGAGCCCCGCTGATTCGGACCGCCCTTGGTGCCATCCGTCGCTCGCGGGGTCGGCAGCAGCGCCGCGGTCTCCGTGGAGCTTCCTCCACGGGTTGCCCTCGGTGTCGGCAAGGCGGGCGACGACGAAGACGCGGAATCTTCCGTGCGGGGCACCCATGTCGGCAGCTCGTAGGCCACGCCATTGCGTGTCATACCCGAGGCCGGAAAGGTCTCCGAGTACACGGCCGAGGGCACGGAGAACAGGCTCTCCGTCTCGTCGTCGAACACTAGCCAGCAGTCGTGGGTCTTGGACCAGGTCGCTATCGGCTGGCGCTGAGTAGGCTCCACGGACGTTCTCCCATACGACGTAGGCGGGTCGCAGCGTGGCGATGGCTTCGCGCATGGCGACCCAGAGGTTCGAGCGGGTCCCCTCGGACATCCCGCCACGTCTGCCAGCGTGCGAGAGGTCCTGGCAGGGTGATCCGCCGGTGATGATGTCGACGGGCTCCACCTGCGACCAGTCGATCTCGGTGATGTCTCCGAGGTTCGGCACGTCGGGGAAGCGGTGTGCGATGACCTTGCGGGCGCCGGGGTCGATGTCCGATACCCACACGGTGCGGGCACCGAACGCCGCCTCGACGGCCATGTCCAGCCCGCCGTATCCGGTGAATAGGCTTCCGATCCTCACCCCTCATCACCCAGCCACCAGTCCAGCGCCCGGCTCAGCCACTCGGACCGCTCCACGGCGACAGCGACGGCGAACATGACGAGCCCGGCGCCGAACAGCCCGGCGGTGATGAGTGCGGCGGTGATCTGGTCGCTCATGGCTTCCTCCGATAGATGTCTTGGAGCGCCTTGTGGCAGGCGCGAACGGCGGCCACGTCACCGGCGGCTGTGTGGTCGGGGGTGGGGATGTCGTACCCGAGGTCAAGCAAGTGTTCGGTCACGGCAGCGAGGCCCTGGGGCCGATCGAATCCGAGGGCCGGCATGGCGTAGGCCTCGATGTCGAGTAGGCGGTGATGCCAGGGCGCGTATCCCCATCTGGCCCGGAGGAATGCCGTGTCGAACGCCGGGTTGGCGCCGACGATCGTCGAGCCAGAGATTCGGGCGATGAGGACATCCTCGAAGCCCTCCCATCCGAGCGGAGCTGCATGTCCGCCGCGCTCGAAATAGCGCCCGACCTCCAGCGCCTTGTCGTCGGCTGTCCATCCGTAGTGGTGAACGATCGAATCTTGAATCGGGTCATCGCCGAGCGCGTAGGCGATCTCCCAGACCTCGTAGCGAGATGGATCAAGGCCGGTGGTTTCGGTGTCGAGGTAGATGAACGTCATGCCGTGGCCCTTTCTCTCGCTGCGGTGACGGTGACGTGCAGCCCGTCCACCCGCGCCTCCCATGACTTGCCGAATCCGGTCGTCGGGGATAGGACGCGATCGACCATCTGGCCGGCCGCGCACATGTACGAGGACTCGATGCTCATCGGGCACCGTCCTCGCCCATGGCCCGCGACCGCTCGATGTCGGCCATGTACTCAGCGGCGACGATGGCCGAAGCCAGGAACCGATCGGCAGATTCGAAGTCATAGAACATCAGGTCGATCTCGGTGCCCTCGTCGTCGGCGATGGCGATGGTGACGTGGCTCTGTCGCTTCCTGGCGGTCGCTCCGTCGTGGTCTACGACGGCCTGGATGGTGGTTTTCATGGGGTCTCCTGAAATGCAGAGAGCCCGCACGGTGGCGGGCTCGGAAGTGGGCGCCCCGGCTGGTGTGGCCGGGGCTGGGGTCACGGGCAGGTGCCGCGCGACCTGGCTATGAGTTCGCCGAGATCGCGGATTGAGTACCTTGCCTCGACCTCGGCGACAGCGGCTCGTGCGTCTGGCCGGAATTCCGCCCACTCTGGGACGCCGTCGCACTCTCGGTCGGGGTCGAGGCCGAACGCCTCGGCCATGCCTCTCGCCATGACCTCGATCAGCTCCTCTCGGGCGGTCATGGCGTCGGCCCCGATCCATCGGTACCGCCGCAGCGGTCGGCCGTTGTTTCCCGAGGTCGAGGTCGCGCAGACCTCCCATCCGTCGGCCTCGATGAACGGCTCATGCAGGCCCGGCCCGGACTTCTTGCCGCGCTGAGCACGCAGCCAGTAGCTCGAATACGTCCGCGGCCGGATCGTCAGCCCGTGCCGGTCGCTCAGCGCGACCCGGACTCGGTTCTGACTGATGAATCCGTGCATCGCGTGGTCGGCGTAGAGCGTCTGACAGAACCGCGCCCAGTCGTCGGCCTCGCGCGGGTCGGTGGCCAGCAGCATGGCGATGTCGAGGTGGTGCCGCTGGGTGGTGGAGTAGGTGGTGGTCATCTGGACCTCCTGGGAAACGAAAGGCCCGCCGCACCACGTGGGTGCGACGGGCCGATGGGGTTGGGGGTTAGCTGAAGGTCACGGTCCGGTACTCGAAGCCGGTCGCGGCCATGAACGCGATGTCCTCGGGGTCCATGACGCTGTACGCAGTCTTGAACGTGACGGACTTGCCCGGCAGCAGCGTGTCGATCATCGGAGAGCCTTCGAGGCCCTGCTCGCTGTCGTAGATCTCCTCGCCAGCGACGCCGCCGGACAGCACCGAGGACGTGAACTCATACGGCGAATACGCCTCGTCCGACCCGTTGGTGATGGTGACCTCGAACAGCTTGTGGGCGTTGAATCCCTCGCCGGTGATCGCCCACTCGGACGGGGTGACATCGCCAGCGGGATCGACGCGGACGGTGACGCCGTTGCGGTATTCGAACGCGTCTCCGAACGCTGCTTCGGGGTGGTCGGTGTCGTCGGTGGTGTCGGTGTCCGGCTCGGGTAGCTCGGCATGCTCGGAGGTGTTGTCCTTGCTGGTGTCGGCCTCGGCGTTGTTGCAGGCGGCGAGCCCCGTCGCGGCGAGGATGGCGAAAATGATGGCGATGATGCGGTCGATCGGGAACATGGTTGTACGCTTTCTGTAGAGGGATAATGCCCCCGGCGCTTGCTTGGTTGTCAGGCCGGGGGCGCTTCTTTCTTCGGGGTGGTGCTGAGTCCGCGTGCCCGACTCGAACGGGCAGGTCGCCATCGACGACGCGGCCGAAAATTGTGTTTCGGTGGTGGTGATGCACAGACGCTCCGGGACCTACCGGACTCTGTGCGCCGACCCAACGCTCCGTTCCCTGCCACCGGGTGGGTACCTCCCCTCGTCCTGGGGCCTCCGGCTGGGCGTGGTTGCCGCGACGCATAGGACGGTGGTCGTCGGCGGCGTATCTTCACGCTGGATCTGTATGGAGTTCTCAACGCACGACCCGCATTTGGGTGTGCTGATCCGCGCCGCGCACGG